ATGTGGGTCGATAGCAAAAGTGCAGCTGAAATTTTAGGGATTGATTACGCAACATTAAGACAAGCCGTAGCAAGAGCCAAAAAGATCGGTAAAAAATTTTGCAAATCTAATAGTAATATATTACACTTTTGCTATACTGACGGCATAGGTCGTGGTGGTAAAACCCTCCAAATTTGGCTTGATGAAGAAGTAGTGCGAAGCTATGACCCTGATCTAGCGGACAAGCTAGCAAGCAGTGAAATTTCAACTGCCAATATGAAAGAGTCGCGAGATTCCTTTGATAATAGAAATTGTGGTGTCGGCAGCTTAAATTTCATAGAAAAGGACGGTGTAAATGCAAGCAGTATCAATAGAGCGAAGTCAAGCCAAGGGATTGATAAAAATGATGACACAAAGCAAAGAGGCGGAGTTTATGGCGTTTGTGGAACGTATGCAAAAAATGGGCTTTGTAGTGAAAAAGAGCGAGCGCGGGGTGTATGGCTTCAAACTGGGGACAAAGAGGAGCTAGGCAATGTTAAATTTAGACACGATAATAGGGATAATAGTGCTAGCACTAATGATAATGGCGGCAGGATCGGTAGTAATGCTTGCCTGGCTAGTAACTTCTTGGGTACTAGACATCAAAGAGATACTAAAAACCAAGAAATAGCCCGTAAAAACATCAACAGATCAGAAGTCCTAGCCTTTTGTAAAGATCATAGCATAAAGGCTGCTTCTAGGGAATATGGCATACCTGAAAAAACGATATATCGCTGGATGAAAGAATTTGAAAACAAAGGCGGTAAAGCCCTCGTCGATAAACGCGGTGGCAAGGCAAGAGCCGATACAAAAATGATAAAAGACGCGATACTGACTATCGGCACAGCTCATAAAACGAGCTGGTGGATGGAGTATTGCCGTATATATTGCGTAAAAAACAGCCTAGACTTTGATATGTATGATCTGCACTCTGACATCAGTCGTGCGACCTTTTTTAGGCATGCTGACGAGATAGCTAAAAACGACTATGAAGTAAGAGCCTTTTTGCGTGGCGGGCTGGATGTGTTAGGAACGAACCTGAGTATCGGTAGGAAGTATCTAAAATTCAACGAAGAGTGGCAGGTGGATGCTACGAATTTCGACTTCATGTGTCTTGATGAAAATGGTGAGCAAAAAAGATACACAGCGGTAGGTTTTGTAGATGTAGCTAGCAAAAGAAGAGTATATGAGCTATGCGACAGCCCTAACTCATACGCCAATGTTAGGCTTTTAAAAAGAGCGCTCATCACTATGGGACGCCCGGGGATAGTAAGAGGTGATAATGGCAAAGACTATGTCGGAGAACATTTTCAAGGGGTGCTCAGACGCCTTGGCATCATCTATTCTAGGACGCCTAAATTTAAAGGAGAAGCAAAAGGTAAGATAGAAAGAAGCCACAAGACATTACAAGACTTCTTTGAGACATTGCCGGGCTTTTTAGGGCATAATGCAGGACAAAGGATAGAAAAAGAAAATCAAGCCCTAGAAAAAAGCAAAAGGCTAGGCGGCATGAAGACGAATATAGAAAATTTGCTGACCCGCGATGAAATGCAAGCCATGATAGATGAATGGAGCCAAAGGGCATTTGCTTTAAGTAAGGCTAGTTTTGAACCATTCGAGTTTGATGAAAGAGTATTCGGACAAAGTCAGGTCAGGCTCTTGCAAACTGAGGGATTTAGCATAAATGGCGTCAAATATGCCAGTCTTGAAATTTTCTCTCATCTAAAAATGGGTGATAAGTGCGAGCTTATCGAAGATATAGATGACGCTAGCAAGATGTATGCTTATAGCGAAGATGGGCGATTTTTGTGCGAGGTCATCAATAGTGAAGTAGCAAACTATACGGCTGAAGAAGTCAAAGCCGCCAAAAAAGAATACGCGAATAAAAAGATCAAACCACTAAAAGCCTATATCAAATCAATGACCGATGAAAAAGATGCCCACTATAAAGCCGTGGCTCAGTCAAATTTGGCTCAAAGGATGAAAGATAAAGCTGAAGTCATCAAAAAAGATAGCAAAAAGGTGTCTGTAAAGATAGAGTTTGAAGCCGAGGTTGCAAATAGCCCTGTGTATCTGCCTGATATTGATGAAGCCATAAAATCACTGGAAGTATAAAAATAAGAAATCTGCGAACACTTGATTTAAAAGCTCCTTTTTTAGGGCTTTTAAAGTATTTTAGGTGTTCGCAAATTTGTTATTTTAACGTGCGAACACTCGCAAGAAAGAGATGAAAATGAACGATCTAAAAGCTCAATTTGAGGCATATCAAAAAGAAGGTGGCAGCTACCGAAAGCTTGCCGAGATGCTAGGCATAAAAAGCCATACGTATGTAAATCTGGCAATCAATGGCTGGGGAGATTATAAGCTATCTGATGAAAAGAAAAGCGAGATTGAAGAAATGGTTGCAAATTTTTTCAACTCAAGGCAGCTAAAAGTAAGCTCAAAATATGATGAAATTTGCTCCAAGGCAGACATATTGCCTTTTAATAATACAATCATTGTAATAGCCAGCGTAATAAAAGCTATCCGCCAAAGAGCTCTCATGAAAATATCGGCAAAAAGCGGCACTGGTAAAACCGTAGCACTTGAAGCCGCAATGGGTGTGCTGCCTCAAAGTGTGATGGTAACTGCATATGATGGTATCAGCAAAAAAGAGCTACTTGAAGACATAGCCGATATCATAGAGGCTAAACCACTATCAAGATCATCCCAACACCTCATGCGAGCTATAAAAACTCAGCTTGCAAAAAGCCAAAGGATCATAATCATAGATGAAGCAAATTTCTTGGGCGAAAAAAGCTTGGAGCAGATACGCCATATACAAGACTGCACTCATGCTCCGATCATCCTAGCTGGCACTGAAAAACTTGACTTGCAAATAGCAAGGTCTCACGAACAAGTAGCTACCAGAATAAGAAATCCCTCAAAGAAGCTAAGCCCATTTGGCGGTAATGAAGTGATCATGCTCTTTGAAAAATACGGTATCACTATCGGTGAAAACGACGCAAATGCAGTTTGGCAAAAATGTAAAAATCTAAGAGAAGTAAGATACGCCATAGAAGATCTAATAGAGCTATATAACGGCGATGCATCAAAGCTAAAAGAGGTGTTAAAGGAGATACAGTGATGATAAGAGGAGTCCAAGCAAACTACTCAAAAAGGTTTTATTTCGTTAAAGACGGCTACATCTATGTCTCTTTGGGGCTATTTAGCTACGTGGTAGATGTAGTGGCCAGATAGATATTTGATTTTTCGGGGGCTTTACGAAGCTTCCTATAAAGTCAAATTGTAAGAAAGGAAAAGATATGAGAAGTGCGAGACTTGTGTTCGTCTCAACGCCTTATGCAAGCATAGAGTGTAAGGATAGAGACAGGAACTACTACGCGCGTCAGTTTGCGCTTGAGGCTTACCGTATCGTCAGACAAAACGGCTACAAGCCAATTAGTCCGGTGATTGCTTTTATGGACGCGTATGGTGAGTTTGAGCGTGAAGAGGTGATGGAGGCTAGCTTTGAGCTGCTTTCGGTGTGTAGCTATTATTACTTTCATCCGTGCAAATTCAGCGATAAAAGTCGCGGTATGCAAGAGGAGAGAGACTACGCTCGCGAGCTTGGTATCACGGAGCTTAAATTTAGCCTGTTTGAGTAAGAGATGGTGCGGATCGTAAAGAGAGCCAAGCAAAATTTAGCGGTAGCCACTCTTTACGGATACGTTTGTAAAGCGAGATTCGCATATAAATTTAAAATTTTAGAGAGGGACAAGAATGAACGAAAAGGTTTTTCAGATAGATGCCAGCGGCGAAAGAGTCTTGATAGAGATAGAGAATATAAGCGGTAAAGAGCTTTTGATAAGTATCGGTAATATCATGAACGTTTTTGTCGATACTTTGGCGCAAGCCAGTGGCGACAAAACCAGGATAGATAGCGCGATAACTCTGATGAAGATAATGCTTGAGAAAATCGAGGATGAAAGACTTGGAAAGGAGAGATAATGGCGAGTTTAGACAAAAAGTTGGCGAAAAAGCCTAAAAAATCAAGAAAAGGAGCAAAGAATGCAAGTAAAAATAAATAAAAAAGAATTCAGCCTAAGCGATAAAGAGCTAAGCCGTGCAGTAGAGGATTTTTGCGAGGTAAAATCTCAAATCGATGTGCTGAATGAGAGCCTGAAGACTCATAAAGATGTCATCGTGGCAAAGGCTAGAGAGCTACTTAATGATGATGAAGCCACGACGATAAATTTCATCGATGACAAAGATGGTGTAAAAGTCTCTTTTGGCTGGAACATAGAGGTGAGCGATGTCAGCGCTTTGATGACTCTATTGGGACCTAATTTTAATCTACTGGTAAGGACTGACACTACCTACAAGCCGGAGAAAAAGTTAAAAGAGCTCGCGCTAAACGATGACGGACTAAAACAATGTCTAGACATCAAAGAAAAATCACCAAGTGTGAGCGTGATATAAAGGGCATCAAGCCCTTTAATCAGTATTTATATGCATTAAACGCTGATTAAAGAGTTTAAAAAATAGGAATGAGAAATGAAAATTTGGAATTTTTATATGGACTACTTTAATGAAGACGATGTCACATACAAATTTAAAGAAAAGTACTACGCAAGCAATAATATAAAAATTCTGCTTAACCATATTTCTAAGAAATTTAAACTCAAAAAAAGCTGCTGGTATCGTATCGATAGCAAAACATACGGCTATAGCAATTTGGATAGATCAGGGCTCGTCTGCGGACTAGAAAACACCATGAATGTTAAGGTTGTAGGCTAAGGTATCCAAATGACAACAAAACAGCGCATACATCTTGGCAATCTGGCAGCTAAAAGAAAAGCTGAGGCGATGGCAAGACTACAAAATGCTCTTAGCTATGACATGAGCTTTTATAAATTTAAAAACGGCAAGCTCAATGTTTCAAAGCTAGCACGTTGTGCTGGGCTAAGTCGCGGGTTCGTGGAGCGTGAATTGTGGAGGTTAGGACTATGACTAAACGCCAAGTTCTCTTGCGTAAACAGCTACTATACCGCATACATACAAACTCGATGTATCAACAAATCAATGCAAACTATGCGTGGCAAGACTGGCTAAATTTAAGATTTGGCGTGCAAAGTTGCAGCGAGCTTAGTATCACGGAGCTTGATTTGACCCTCGACATCTTACTTGGCAATGCAAAAGACGGACTAAATTTTAAGCCCGATTTCATAGGCAGGAATTTGATAAAGAATGCAAATTTAGATAAAGCCATAAGGTCCAATAAACCTATAAAAGCAGATGCTAAAAAGAAGATTACCATAAGGCAGTTTAATAAAATGCTAGCCTTGGCAAAAGAGCTAAATTTTGATGATATGGCTTTATTTAGATTTGCATTAAGGCAAACAAGGACTATCTACATAAATACGGAAGCCTTAAAAAACATCAACCAGGAAGATGCGACCAAGATAATAACGGGACTAGAAAAAATAATCAAATTTAAGAGAGAAAAGGCAAGATGATCTGTCCAAAATGCGCAAACGAAAAAACAAAAGTAGTAACTACGATAAAAAGCACCACCAACGAAAGATGGAGAAAATGTCCTAAATGTGGCTGCACTTTTGAGACTATCGAGATCATAAAGATCGACAGCGATCTAAAAGAATACGTAAAAGAGATACTGAAGGACTATAACGATGAGCAGGTTTGAATTTTTAAATGCCCCAAGCATAGATGAGCTTTGCACTCTTGAAGATAGGCAAATTTTGATAAATGATTTTTTGCTTGAAAAGAGCATAAACATCATCTGGGGCAAAAGCGGTCTAGGTAAGACTTGGCTATGCTTTGCTATTGCTAAACATCTCTCGCGTATGGGCTTTGACATCCTCTATTTAGATGCAGACAACGGCGTAGATCTCATCAAAGATAGAAACTACGATAAGACCATAAGAGAGCTTGGTGGAGCGATGACATATATAAACGCTGATCTTATGGACGATGCGAAAAACGAGATGAATGAAATTTTTAAAACCATCGAAGAAAACGCTAGGCATGGATATAAAAATGCGCTTTTCATCCTTGATAGCTTGTCATTCTTTTTAGGTGATGATATATACGATGAAACCAAAATTCATAAACTCATAACCTTTTGCAAGAGGATACGAAGAGCTGGTGGCACACTGCTAATTATCGCTCATGCCACAAAGGCTGGTAGCAGCATAAGAGGCTCTAGCTCACTCATAAATAGCGTGGATGAAGTCTGGCAAGCAGATACCATGCCTTGCAAGAGCGGGGAGCTAAATTTTATACTTGAGCCGTATAAACAGCGTTTAAACGTTAGAAAGAGTGCGTTTAATATAGCCTGCGATGAATGCACTTTAAGCCAAGTCGATCCAAAGACGCTTGAACTTAGTCAAAAAGAACTTGACATAAGCGATCGTATAAAAGAGGCACTAGAAAACGGATCACTTAACCAAAACAAAATTTATAAAGCCCTTGAAATCTCAAAAGGCGATAGAGCCACACAAAGAGTGCTTGAACGGTTTGAGGGTATATTTTGGCAAAGCTTTGAGGGCACAAATAAAACTAAAAACTATAAGCTAATTGTAGCCTAAATCTGCATTTTTAAACATATCAATATTAGTCAGGCATAGAAATTTAATAAGGTATTGTAAATAGCAAAAGTAATTTTATATAATTTGGCTAAAAAATACAGAAAGGATTTTTATGTATAATAAAAATATATTTTTTCTAGACAAGGTAAATGATGCAAAAGACTCATTCAAAGGCATTAGCGTACTACTTAGAGGGCTAAAAAGTCTTGAAGAGAATGAGGGACTACCGGCTAATTTTAAAAAAGCTATTTCTTTGCTAGAAAATGTTTGCCTTAAAGCAGCAAATGAGATCGAGGAAGAGGAGCAAAAAATAAAAGAATTTGCGAACACCTGAAATAAAAGCCTTTATTTTAGGGCTTTGGTGGTGTTGCAGGTGTTCGCAAATATTAAAATTTAGTCTGCGAACACCTAATCCTTGAATACTTTTAAAATTTCATTTTCCAAATAACCATTTATACTTTTGGCAAGCTTTGATTCTAAATTTCCACTATTATCTATCGGCAAAAATGGACGTGCCGGGATATGGATATTTTTATGTTTGCCGGCTTTATCAGTGCCAAATTGATGCGTGAGACCATAAGCAAAGCCGTTATTTGAGCTATTGTTAGATACTGACACGCTTTTATCGTCCGCAGCTACTATCCATCTACCGGCTAACGCTCCCGAGGCGACTAGGATCCTTTTGCTCCCGCCCATGCCAAAGCGACTCAAAAAAGGCTTAGTCTGTTTTTTGCCGTTTTTATAATATGCCTTTTGTTTGCCGGTCCTTAAATTTGCTAGTCCGCCTCCGCCAAACTCACTAAATGCTGTAATCGATGAAATCGGTTTCCACTTCTTGCCAAACGGACTAGCTTCGTTTTCAAAGCTTTCTGCGATAGAGTTTTTGACCATAACGCCAACTGATCTTAATTTTACTTGCATCTGTGGTCCAGTCAGGCTATCTTGTAATGTTTGTAGCTTCTTTTGGACCTCGTCAAGTCCTTTGACCTCTATTGACATTTTTATCCTTTACGCAGTATAATAAATTAGGATTTGGTAGTTGATGATCGCAACGAAGTAGTCGATAGGTGCTTGCCAATGGCAGGATCGGACCTGTATTGCGGGTGCAACTCCCGCCGCTACCTTATCCTTACAAATTCTTTCTCTTTCATATTTGTTTTATTGACTTTTCCGACTGTTACCATGTAGTTCGTAGCTCCAAATTTCTTAAGCCTATAATTCAGATCGACGACGATCTTGTTGATTTTTTTCTTATCATTTAGATCCTCGAACCAAAATATTATATTTCGGTTTGTTTTATCTACGCTGACTGGTGTTTTGCCATTGTCTAGGACATCTACGATACGCTTTAGTTCGTCTGCACTCAGGTCTTGTCCGTATTTACCTTTGCGCTCGGCTCTTATATGTAAAATACCGCTTTTATTGCCCATGATGAAGTTGTTCTCTACATCAAATTTTAAAATTTCCTTTGCTTCTTTTGCAATAAATTCACTTAAAACACCTATCTGAAACACCTCGATCGGGCTTTTTAAATTCTTTTTGATTAATAATTCATCTATGGCTTCATCAAGACTACGTTGCCAGATGTAGAGGTTTCGTTTGTGTTCTAGCTCGTCTAAAAAGGCTTTGGCGTTTTCGTAGAATTCTTTTGACACCTCTTTATTCTTTAAATTTTTGACTTTATCGGCAAAGACATCATCTAAATGATCGCTTTTGCCGACATTGTATTTCCAATCAGGATCTGGGTCGATGTTTGGGATATTTGTTGATACCTGCCAGCCTCTGCTTTCAAGCTCTTCTTTTGTGTATGCTCTTGCGGTGCATCGGCAATTCCATGCGTTGGGCGGATAGTGTGTATCCCAAAATTTGTGATCCTTTGGCAAGATAAGCCCGTGCAGCGCCCTATGTGAAGCCCTAGTTCTTCCATCAAGCACTGCAACATATCGCAGATACTTCGCGTCTGAGTTCATGGCGTCTTTATAATTTGACACAGCTCTAGCTACGCGCATATTTGTGTTGTAGATATTTTTTAAGCGGCGAGAGCCTACATAAATTTCTTTTTCTTCGCCAGTCTTTGGGTTTTTAACCTTGATATTGCCTAGCCAGCCTTTTTTAACAAGAGTTGGCATGATACTTTCTTTCCACTCCTCAAAGCCAAGCCCCTTTTTTTGTGCATACGCTAAGCTTTCTTGAATATCACTGAGCAAATCAAGCTGCGTGATCTTTGCAACAGTGAAAGTCCTGTGGTGAGCATAGTGCATGATCTCATCATAATCAAAGTGAATTTCAGGGCGCTTTTGTCTGATGTATTCGATAATGTCGCTTGGCTCACTGAAAAAATCAAGCGTCATAGTCGCCACCTTTTAGCCCTATACTTCGTTGTGCTTTGCTGCGGACTGCGGTCATTACCAAAACGGTAACTCCCTTGTCCTTGCTCGCCTGCCTCGTCTAGATCTAAAATTTGACAACTCTTGACTTTTTGTAGCATGCTTTTCACAACATACCCTTTATCTCGGCATTTGCAATGACTCTTTCTAATGTATTCTCGATGGCTTCAAGATCGGCATTTGGGTATTTGTTAAGTAAATTTTCATACACATCTTCAAAGCTATCAGCCTTTTTAAGAATGTCTTTTATGACTTGCTCGATCGCAGCCTCTTCGTCTTTGGTATTTGCATTAAATAGCGATTTATCGATATTATCAAGAAACAAGGCTTTTTCTTTTGAGTTTTTAAATAGCTTAAAATTTGAGTTGTTGGCAGGCTCTGGCAGATCAAATTCTTTTGCCATATCTTTTGGGTCCATTTGATAGCCAAGTGAGCCAAGGATTTGCAACACCTGCGCACGGGCTAGCAAGTCGCTATCTTTTTCTATTTGGATATTAAGATTTGCATCCTTGCCAAATTTGGCATAGAAATTTTGCACCTGACGCGAGGCAAATTTAACATCACCTGCAAGGATCTCTTTTCTATTATAGTCATGCACCTTGCTCATAGCAAAGCTACCAGTGCTACTTATATTTGAGCTTAAAATAGAGCCATTGATGACCTTGGCTATCTCACCGTCGCAATATCTGACGAATTCCATAAAATCAGCCTGAGAACCTCTACCCTCTAAGACCTTGATCACATCGTTTGGACCAAGCACGGCACACGAGCCACTGCGGATATTTTTAAAGGCTTCTGCCATAAGCGATATGACTTTCTCGTCCCCACTTGAGCTATTGCCTATAAGTGGTGGTACTCCTAAAAACTCTGTAAATTTAAGATACTGACTAAGCACGAAATGCTTGGCGAAAGCTATCCAGAGAGTCTTTATGAGAGCAGGTTTCGCATAGATACTCATAAAAAACGGCTCTTTTGCCTCAAAACTCTTACCGTTATTTATCAAGAAAGGCTTATTCTCTTCGATATGTATAAATTCTCTATCTACTTTTGAAACACCAAGTGAGCCATCCTCTTTGATGTAAAGCTCGACTAGACTCATACCAAATACACGAGCCTCTACGCTTGCTTTTATGAGCTCTTCAATATTTTCGTTCTCTGCTTCGCCTAACGAATGTGTAAAAAATTTATTCGTGATAGATGATATGCGTTTCTCACATTCGGCTCCTATCGAGCTATCTTTATCCTCAATAAGGCTAAATATCGGAAAAAGCTCTTGTTGATTTTTTGTAAGCAATGCAGCTCTTATCTTGCCGCTACTTAGCTCGCTGTAGTTTTCGATGTCGGTCTTTGTATAGTTGCCCTTTGGACGAAGCATTTCTATGAGCTCTTTTAAGCCGGTTTTTCTTTGCATTTTCTTATATCCTTTTTGTTAAATTTCATATTTCACGTTTAGAGACGTTTTAAGAGCCAAAGAGCAAAAAACGTATGATTTATCGTCCAAGAAATTTAAAGCGATTCTAACCACTCTCTAAACACCTTAAAATTGATTTTTATTTATCAAGTAAGCCCCTTAAAAATTTCTCTTTATCTCTTTTACTTTTTAGTATTTCATTCACCTTTTCATAATCAAAATTTGGAGCTTTTGCGATACGCCACGCCATCTCAACACTATCAAGCCCGTCATCGTGTGCAGACTTTGGGTATGTATCAAGCTCATCTATAAATATGAGCGAGCTTTTGTCAATTAAAATTTGAGCGTTATTTATTGGCGGAGTCAGGCTATCGATACGTAGCTCCTTTGGTATATTGTTTTTTAGCTCCACAATCGGTAAGTAAATACCAAGCTCGCGGGCTCTTTTGTCTAGCATGTCTTTAAAGAATTCTTGAAATTGAATCGTCTCGATAGCGATTTTTAGCGGGCGATTGAGTGAAAGTATGCTAAGAGCTATTTGGATGATCTTTTCGATCATAGCTTCTGGCTTTGTCTTGCTCATTTTCACGCTTGCATAAAATTTGCCTTCATAAAAGCCAAGCACGCACACTGCAAAATAATCCCCCTTGCTTTTGCCAAGAGCTGGGTCTATGCCGATATAATATGCATCGCACTTTGGCATGAGATCAAAGGTCTGATAGCCACTAAAACTAGCAGATTCTTTACTAAGCGGTTCATTCTGATACTCGCTCATAAAAGCGTCTTTGTCTTGCAAGTATTCATTCCAAATACTCTTTTTATCTAAGGTATCATTGTCAAGCAAGAGCTCTTTAAAATTTAACTTGCCACTTTCAAAATTTTCAGGAAATTTCCTAACCAACGGATATGAAAACGTCTGAAAATCACTCCTTGCTTCAAGCCTAGCAAGTAAGCTATCGTGATGAAGCGTAGTGCCTACCACGATGATGTTGTGATTTGTGTCATCGCGAGCTGGCAACTTCATCACGGCTTTTACAAACCATTCATTCATATCATCGCGCTGGGCTTTTGTTTTTATGTTTTTATCGTTTTCCAAGTCATCGCAGATGATGAGCTGGGGTCTATGTCCGCGCCAGTTTTCACCACGTATCTTTTTGCCAGCTCCATATACACTTATTTTAAACGCGCTCTTGCCAGCGTAAAATACGATCTCTTCCTTTGTCCAAGTCCTACCCTTTGTTATCTCGAAGTCGTTTATTAGCAGTTCGTTACTTTCAAGCTCGTCTTTAATAAATTCAAGCGTCTTTTTTGAAAGGGCAATAGTGGCTGAAATGATGATGGTATTGTGTTTTTCATCAAGTGCGATAGATTTAAAAAGCACGAAAAACCTGCTGATGAGAGTGGTTTTTGCTGCGCCGCGGTAAGCCTTAAAGAGTAAATTTCTGTGATTTTTTGTTAGTTTGATGGCATTTTTATAAAATTCACGTCTAAAAAATGAATTCTCAGGCTCTTGAATGTGCTTTGCAAAATAAATTTTAACAAACTCATAAAAGCTGCTTTTTGCCTTTTTCAGACGTTCAAGTTTTGCTGGATCTGGCACACGTTTTAATCCTTTGAGCCTTGCTCTTAGCTCCTCAGCCCCCGTCATACTTTTAAAGCCTTTTCAAGTATGGTATCGGCATTTGTAGCCAAAAAGTCTGTCACCTGATCGTTTTTTAATCTTTCGGCTAGGTCTGCAATCTCATTGATGGCTCTTTGCACGGCTTCGAGGCATTTGGCTTTGACATCTGTTTTTAGCGGAGCTTTTAGCTTATAGTATGCCCTGCTGTAAGCGTTTAGAATTTTAAGTCTCTCTTCTGGGTCTAACTCCTTGACCTCTTCAAAAGCTCTATCAAAGCTATCTATAAGAGTAAGGATAAATTCTTCTTCGCTTCGTTTGAGATTTGAGGTATCTCTGCTTTTGGCTAGCGCCAAAGCGTCCCAGTCGATACCAGCTTGTTTATCTTTTGCTTTTTTCTTATATACGGTCTGACGAGTGACGCCATGAGTTTTTGCGATGTCTGTGACAGTGTAGCCTTTGATATACATTTCTTTCATCTCTTGCGCGTCTTTCATCTCATGCCTTTCTCGCCTCGTCTTTTGTGCCTATACTTCGTTGTCGCTTGTCGCCACTTGGTTATATACTATATGTATGCGCTCTCGTTTCTTCGTGCGCCGCCTCGTCTAGCCACAAAATACTTTGGCTCATCATTTTAAATATTTTTGCCCCTGATTTTAAGATGAAAAAAAATTAATTTCACTCTATATAGCAGATATATAGAGTGAAACCTTTTTTAAAAACCCGTAAAATGGGGGCAATTTTTTAAGGAGCAAAACATGGATGGCGTAAAGTGCAAAAGTCTATTAGCACTAAATTTTAAGGAAAACGAAGCCTTAAAGATCTCTCCGATCGGAGAGATAACTGGGCTTGATGGACGAGTATTCAACATAGACGCTAAAACCTTGCTCGAAAGCATCGCAAAAAATAATCTTCATATCCCACTTGACGAAAACCACAATTTTGGTGGAGCAGTAGGGTGGTTTGATAAAGATAGTTTTGAGGCAAGAGAAGACGGCATATATGCAAAGCTTGAACTGAACAAAAACGGCAAGGCTTTGGTCGAAGATAAAATTTACCGCTATCTAAGCCCAGTATATGACGTAAGTGGTAAAAACGTGATAGGACTTGATTCTATCGGTCTAGTCAATCGCCCAAATCTACTAAACAATACAATCAATTCCAAAGGAGAGACAATGCAAAAAGAGCTTGAGGAGCTAAAGGCTAAGAATGAAGCCTTGCAAAAAGAACTTGACGAAATCAAGGCTAAGGCAAAAGAGGCTGAAAACAAAGAGCCCGAGCCAAAAAGCGATGATCAAGGTAAAGAGGCAAACGAGAAGCAGTTAAACTCGCTAAGCAAAAGCGTAGATGAGATAAACAAGCGTCTTGATAAGCTTGACGACACGCTAGGGCTGTTTTTTGGTAAAAAAGACCTAGAAAAAAATACTAAAGGTAGCGGGCTAAGCGAAGATGAGCTAAAGATGGCAAAGATGCTGGGACTTAGCGAAGATGAATTTAAAGGAGGCAAATAATGGCACATTTTGAGGAAACAGCGATCGGCTTCAAGGCGATCTTTCAAAAGACATTCAACGAGACGACGACTAAGGCGGATACTCTTTGCATGAGAGTCACTAGCACCGATCTAAGTGAAAAATACGTTTGGCTGGGAAATTTCCCGATGATGAAAGAGTGGATCGGAGATAGAGACATAAAGAAATTTAAAGACTATGGATACGCCCTTGAAAATGTTCCGTTTGAAGCCACGGTCACAGTGCCAAACAATCATATCGAATATGACAAGGTAGGTTTGTATCGTCCGGCGATCGAACAAATGGCCTACAATGCTAAACGCTTTGGAGGGACATTGGTAGCCAAAATTTTGCTAGACGCCGAAGATGCAACGAAAGGCAAATGCTATGACGGCAAGCCATTTTTCAGCAATGCTCACGTACTTGGTAGCGATACATATTCAAATGTCGGTACGGGCGCTTTGACGTCTGATAATCTCATAGCTGCCGAGGCTCTACTTTCAAGTATCAAAGGAGACAGCGGTCAATCTCTTGGTATAGTGTCGACGCATCTTGTTTGCGGACCAAAGAGCTTAGCAAAAGCTATAAATGCGGTGCAAAAAGAAAATTTAACAGCAGGAGAGACGAACCCGACATATAAGCGGTACGAGCTTTTGGTACTCCCTGAGATCACGGATGCTAGCTGGTATCTCATGGATCTGGGAAAACCGGTCAAACCTTTCGTGCTTCAAGTAGCAAAAGATGGAATTTTTGAAAGCAGCAACGACCATAAATTCTTAAAAGATCATGCACTATTTGGCTGCAAAAGCTTCATGAACGCCGGCTTTGCTCTTTGGCAGCTAGCCTATAAGAGCTCAGGAGTCTAAGATGGCACATTACAGCATAGACGATTTTAGGGAAGACAAAGATGTGGGAGCAACTATACAACAGAGCCAGGCAGAGCCTACTAAACCAAGCGGAAGTGACACAGGAGCTTTGCAAGAAGGCAGCACAGGAAGCGCAGGAGCTGACACAAAACAAGCAGATACCAACGCCGATGCTTCTGGATCTAGCGATGTTTCGCCTCAAGCTTCATCTAAAGGTGGAAATAGAAGAGTGGGAAGCAAGTCTGGCCAAGGAAGCGCTAAAACTGGCGCAAAGCCTCAAAAGTAGTGACAACGAGCCTGGCACTTGCAGTGTCGGGATGAGAGAGTCTATTTTTGACGCACCAGATACGAAAACATGGCTAAAGTTTGGAGATGGGAAATGAATTTAAAAGCGATGTTTGAAAAGATAAAAGACGCTTTTTCAAATGCTATTTGCATAAATGCTATAGAGTCTATCAACCAAAACGGGCTATATCTCGTCTTTGATGGATGCGAAAACATATCGCCAGCAAAGGATAAGGCGAAATTCGCTCTTGTTCTTGCGGCTAATTCTCTTGAAGCGGATAACTTTGCTGCGTTAGGCGAGCTTGAAGCTATCAGAACAAAGCTTTTTAAACAAGCGGCAAACAATGGTGAGAACTGGTATAAACAAATAAAGGCAGCCAAATACGAAGGCAGTACTTTATATCTATATGCAGTCCTTTTTGAAGTCGAGATCGACATTTTTTAAAACCAAAATTTAAGAAAAGGAAAAACAATGCCACAAGAAAAATTAGCAAGACTTGCAAACGGGGAGGTTCGCTTTACGCCAATAAATAGTGACGGAAACTACGGTGATGAGATAGTTTTAGGCTATAACCAAAAAGCAAGCCTGACAAGGTCTGTTGAAACCAAAGAGCTTTTAAGCAACGACGAAAGCTTAGGTGCTACGGCCTGCGAAATAGAAACGAAAGTAACATATGAGTTTAGCACCGAGATTGGCGATCTAAACCTCTCAAATTTAGCTGTTGCATTCAAAGGACTAGTAGAGGAAAAGACCTACGCCGTAGGAGATAAATTTTGGAATGGCAGAGTCATAATCGACGGTAGCGCAAACGTAACTGGTAAGACGGGTGATGCGGTCTTAAAAGACAATAAAATTTATATCCTGACCGATAAAGCTACGAATAAGCCATTTGCCGATTTGTCCCTAGCGCAAAAGAGCTACGGTATCAAGGCAAGAGTTTTAAAACCTGAGGCAAGAGCTAATAACATCGGACGCATAAGCGTCATCGGCACGAATCTAGCAAACGGCAAGGCTCAAATCTTGATCATCCCGAAAGCAAATCTAAAATACGACGGTGAATTTGGCGTGGTGAGTGATGATTTCATCAAGCTTTCATTGAAAGGCAAAGCTCAAAAAGTAGATAACGAGCCGATATTCACGCTAATAGATGGAGAGTGATATGAGGACTAAATTTCCATTTACGCTTGAGATAGACGAGGACAATTTTGCTCTTGAATACAAAGAGCCAAACAAAAAGCAAAGCAAGGAATTGATGGATGAGTTTAGCAAGATAAAAGGCTCGGCAGATGAGTTTTTTGCACTAAAAGATGAAATTGGTGTCTTAGAAGAGAAGAAATCAGCCAAAAAGGAACTTGCGACCTGCTTAGACGGTGATGATAAATCAGCCGTGATAAAAGAAATTTTAGCCCTTATCGATGAGATAGAAGCCAAAAGCAAGCAGCTAAAAGAATATGAAAAGCAAAACATCAACCTTGATGAAGTGAGCTTAAAGAGATTTGAAATAAGCATCGGCGGAGATGACTTTGAAGCTCTTAAAAAGGCGGTCGAAGAAAAAGGCATCAGTTATTATGCTTTGATGAACGCCATAGATGAGACGATAGCTAAAGAGCGCACAAAAAAGTAGAAAGGCTAAAAGCTTTTGTGAGTTTAAAAATGAGCCCGGATGAATTCGGGCTCGATGAGTTTGAAAGGCTCATATATATGGCTTTTAGTCTTGCTTTAAATGTAAAAAGTGGATTTAACGGGGCTTGTTTTAGCTTAGAAAGCATAGTCATAAAAGAATTTTCAAAGGCTCATAAAATAGATTTTTTATGGCTTTATGGAATATGTAAAGAGCTTATGAACGAAATGATAAAGGAGCAAAAGTGATAAATAGCGAGTTAAATTTTGCTATTAAGGCTTTCGCGCTCCAAAATGCTTTTGCGCAATTTTATAAAATGGTATGTAAAGTCAATGATGGCGTATAAACCGACTGCTGTGGCAAGCGCGACAAGCGTCGGGAAATCCGAAAGAAGTATAAACAAGGAGAATATAAGGACTATGCCTAAAACTATGGCTTTGACACATGTCCAAGCGAGTCCTAATGTCACAGAGCTTAAATCTCTCATAGTAGCCTCCTTATTTTTATATGATTATACCACAAAAGGGGTAAAAATTTAATATGTCTAGCAGTAATGATATAAAAATAAAAATAACCATCGACGGAGAAACCAAAAACGTAACACTTATGCGAGAAGAGGTAAATAAGCTCGGAAATAGCATAAATAATGTCGATACCTATGCCAACGCCCTAAGAAGTACCATCGGCAAACTAGCTGCAGTAGGGTTTGTGATAACTGGTATAAGCAATGCGTTCAAAGGAAGTCTTGCTTCGATCGACGCTTTTTCAAATGCTATGGGCAGGCTAAAGCTGGCCACCAAAAGCTCCGAGGAACTAAAAGCTTTAAGCGAGCAAATTTTAAATATCTCAAATAGCTCGAGAGTAAGTTTTACCGAAACGACTGATCTATATACGAGGTTCGCAAATAATCTAAAAAATACAACCATAAGCTCAAGCAAGATGCTTGAAGTCACCAAAGCCGTGAGTCAGTCTTTAATAGTCAGTGGCGCAAGTGCAAATAGTGCAAATGCTGCCTTGGTGCAGCTCGCCCAAGGTCTAGCAGCCGATAGCCTAAGAGGACAAGAGCTAGCCTCGGTAATGGAGCAAACACCACGCCTGGCACAAGCCATAGCAGACGGTATGGGTGTTAGCATAGGAGAGCTTAGAAAGCTGGCCGAGCAAGGCAAACTGACCGCAGAAACTGTATTTAACGCACTTTATAAGCAAAAAGACGTCATCGAGAAAGAATTTTTACAAATGCCTGCGACCATATCTCAAAGCATGGTAACTCTTGGCAATAGCGTTCAAAATCTCTTAGGAAGGCTAAATGAAAGCACAGGTTTTACGAAGCTGATCGCAATGGCGACTAATGCATTATCAAGTGCGATAAACGCTATTGCCCCATATACGCAAGCATTTACGCATGTCATTAAGGTTTTATTAGTGGCGCTAAGCGGGTATAGTGCCTACATAGCCGTAGCAAAGCTAAGGACACAAATGTTTTCTAAGGTGCTACAAGTGTTTTCTGCAAATTCATTCATAGCTTCTCTTATGAGCGCGAAGACTGCGAGCGATGCATTTAAGATCGGTATAAGCGCCTCTACGGCAGCGCTTGGTGTCTTAAAGGGTGCTATGATGAGATTTTTGCCTACGGTAGGCTTCTTAATAGCGTCAGAACTCTTGATTCAGCTAGGAGAGCATTTTTTAGATGTAAAAGAAAAAACGAACGGCTTAAAAACTCACTTGCCTTAACCAATGAAGAGCTTAAAAAACTAAGCATAAATGAACTAAAACTCACGCTGGTAGATCTGCAAAGAGAGCAAGCAAAGCTTATCAAAAATTTAGAGGCCAGCGAACAGGCATTAAATAGTTTGGATGAAGAGATCAGTGATGAGAGCATAAGGGATGAAGCTTTTAGAAGTATAAATGCAGGAGCTAGTAAATTTGAGCAAAAGCTTAACGATGTAAATGAAAAAATCAAAACTACCAAAAATCTAATTGAAGAGCTAAATAACCCGTCTAGCATGGAAAATGCTTTTAGAGGAGCTAGTAAAGAGCTTGATGGGCTACTTGAAAAGTATAAAAACATCAGGGTGCAAAGCGAAATCAAGAAAGATATAGATCAGACCAAAAAAGAGATAGAAAAGCTAAATGGGGTCAGGTATCTTGATAAAGGGCTCGAGGACAAACGAGCGCTTGGTCTAGAAAAAGCACAAAAACAATATGGTAACTATCAAAGAGAACTTTCAAATTTCAACAAGAAAGAGGTCGATGGACTATCAGCATTAAATCAAGCCAATCTCGAAGTAGCAAGAGTTGGCATGAGCGAACGCTCTAGAAAACTAAGCGAGATCAACGAAAAATATAAAAAGTGGCTAAGCGATGGAGTAAATGCCAAAGAAGCAGCCAAAGCAAAAGAGATACTGATCGAGCAATACGATAAAGAAGCTACCCAAAGGACTTTAAAAGCAAAAAATGAAATTTACAAAGACTACTACGAAAAAATCAAAGATTATGCAAGTCTTTGGGCTATAAAAGAAGCCGAGCTAAGGCAAAAGCTAAAAAGCTCTGGCATTGGTAGTGGCGAGATAGAAAAGATGATAGCTCTATCCAAATCAGCCTTTGATAAAGATAGCCAGGACAAGGCTCGTCAAGCAAATATAAAGCAGATAAACGAGCATTTACAGCTAAAAGATAGAGAATTCAACCTCCAAAAACGCCAAACCGAGCTAATAGTGGATGAGACGCAAAAGAGGATGGAGCTTGTCTCTATCGAGCATGATCACGCATTAGAGCAATATGAAGCGATGTTAAAAAAAGGTGAAATTTCACAAGAATATTATGCAAAGGCGTTAGCCCTCGAGGAGCAACTATACCAAAAACAAATGTTTGATGCAAGTAGCTGGGGTCAAGTTGCAAAGAGCACTATCTCGTCGCTTGAAACCGCAATGGGAAGCTTTTTAGATTATTCAAGCGATAAATTTATGAAATTTGGCGACCTTGCACAAAACATACTTCAAAGCCTAGCTAATTCTTTGATGAAGATGCTAGTTATCCAGCCTATCGCAAACGCTCTTACAAGTGGCATCCAAAATTATTTCGGCGGAAGCGGCGGGGCTCAAAGTCTATTAAATTCAAGCGGCCCTAGAGGCGGAGCTTTAACGACCGGCGGTTCGGTTTATAGCGCACAAGGCAACGTCTTTTCAAGCCCGGATCTGCACCGATACGTAAATTCTGTCGTCTCAAGACCAACTTATTTTAAATTCGCAAAGGGTGGTATGCCTAATCTTGGCGTAATGGGTGAAAAGAATGGCGGAAGCCCCGAAGCTATCATACCACTAACAAGGACAAGCGGTGGGGATTTGGGTGTAAAAGCGCAGGTAGATAGCTCACCAAATAATATAAAAATCGAAGTGATAAATCAAACAAGAGAGGACGTAAAAGTAACGAATGTGAGTTCAAGACAAAACATGGAAGAGCAAGTCATAAGCATAGTAATAGGCGCGGTTCAGACAAATAAAATGGGTATGCGCGATGTCTTAGGAGGCGGACGATGAATAAATACCCGACCTATCCGCCAATAATAGTCGGCTCTACCCGCACCTTACAAAATCCAAGCTATCGCTCTCAAAGCGAGAGCGGATACACGTTTAGTCGCAAAAAATGGACGAAGCCAAAGAGCAAATATAGCCTTAACTATCCGGGGCTAAAACATGAGGATTTTAAAATTTTAGAGGATTTTTTTATAGCGAATCAGGGGCTTAAATTCGAGTTTAAGTATCCGCTTGAAAACGAAACTAAAATTTGCGTGTTTGCAATGGATGAGATAAAAGCAACCGATGACGTTCAAGGTTATTGCTCTACAAAAATCGAGCTAGTAGAGGTATGAGATGACGCTTAATACTATAAAAGACTTAAATGCTCTTGATAGTGAGGGAGTTTTGTTGGTCGCTCTTGAGATCGCGATACCCGATACCCCGATCGTGCGTATAGTAAGAAATTCCGAAAACATAATTTTTAAGAATAATGAATTTATTGCATTTCCATTTAATATAAGCGAGATAAAGACTGCAAAAGGCGAGGTTCCGCAGTTTCAGCTTCAAATAGACAATACTAGTCGCGCGATGCAAAATTACGTTCAAATGTATGATCGGTATTTAAGGGTTCATGGTGTGGATAATTCGGCGATAAAAGCTACCGTTTATGTTTTAAACACCAAAGATTTGAACGAGTCGATATTAGAAGAATACTTCGAACTCACGGACTTTAATAGCGATAGCCAATACGTAACCTTTAATCTAGGCTCGCAAAATCTTTTTAATATGAGTTACCCGATAAGGAAAATGTATAAGGATTATTGTCCGTTTAAATTTAAAGATGAGTGTTGCGGATATACCGGGAACGCTACTGGTTGCAATAAAAGTTTGGCTGATTGCAGGGCCAAAAATAACTCCGTAAGGTTTGGGGGCTTTTTAGGCATACAAGGAGGTTACAAAAGATGAGGGTCGCGGACTTGATAGGCACGCCATTTAGCGAGCTTGATTGCTTTGCTCTTGTCAGGAAATGTTACGAGATAGAACGCGGTATCGTCATCCCGCCTGCTCGCAGCCCGCATGATAGGGCAAAAATGGTATTTAGTGAATTTTTAGCCGAGATCTCAAGCAATTGGCACAGAGTCAATAGGCAAAAAGGCGTTTGTGTCGCCCTAAGATACGATATGGCTCATCCAAAGATAGTAACTCACTTTGGTTATATGATAGATGAAAACCATCTGATACATACCACTAGTCAAACCGGGGCGATAATGGAAAACATTAAAATTTACGAGAAACTAGTAGAGGGCTATTATGACTACAAATAAGACCGAGATAATAACCTATCATAACGTCCTAAATCCGCTTGAGCGAACTATCGTAACCGATAAGATTTATAAAAATATCGATGAAATTTTAAAAGATTTAAAATACGATAATGGGATTTACGACCTCGTGGTCTCAAGAAATAGCGTCATCGAAGAAGGGTTTTTCGAGATAAATCCCGGCGACATCATAAACATAACTATCGTTCCAAAGGGTGGCGGTGGCGGAGGTAAAAAGATAATAGGCATCGTAGCTATGATAGCCATAACGATAGTAAGTTACGGGGCAGGTGCTGCGTATGGTGCCAGCGTAGGTAGCGCACTAGGCGTCAGCACCGCTACCGGAACGGCTATAGTGTCCGCTACCGTAGCTGCGGTAGGCGGACTTCTTGTAAATGCCCTTATGCCAAAACCAAACATGAGTCTTGACTTTAACAAGCAAGATTTTAAAAACTCTCAAACATATAGCTGGGCGAGAGCAACAAATCAAGCAATGCAAAGCGCACCGATACCAAAGATTTTCGGCACGCATAAGATAACGCCGCCACTTATCGCAAGCTATATAGAAGTAATCGACAGCAAGCAGTATTTTAACGGGCTTTATGCACTAAATGACGGGTTGATAAAAAGCGTAAGCGATATAAAGATCAATAATGAATCCGTAACGAATTTTAAAAACGTAACTTATGAGATAAGAAAGGGCGAACTGACTCAAGAGCTCATACCTAGCTTTAACGATACCAGCTACGACAAGCCCGTAAGCAAAAAGCTCGATCCAAAAGGCGAATACTCATACACTTCGACCGACGGGAATTTCGTTACGGCATTCATAATAAATTTTGTGATGCCAAGAGGCATATATGCTGCTAATGACCGTGGTGGGCTAGATGAACTTGGCATACCTTTATCCATTGAATACTCTACTGACAATAAAAACTGGATCGTCGAGAGCATGGGTATAAGCGGAGCTACTACCGCAGCCGTTAGGAAAACCTTCAAAAAGACGGGTCTGGCCGCGTCAAGATACTATATAAGAGTAAAACACAGCTATCCTATCCCTGATTCAAGCAGATATGCTACCGACTGCTATATAGAATATATAACTGAAATAATTTCGGATGATTTCATCTATCCTAGGACGGCACTACTTGCCGTTAGAGCCTTAGCTACAGGTCAGCTAAGCGGTTCGGCTCCTAACGTATCTGCAGTAGTGAGCGCAAATTCCGATAATCCTGCCTATGTCGCAAAACAAATCCTAGTAGATAGTGGCATAACCGAGGATAAGATAAGTCCCGGCTTTGAAGAATGGGCTAAATTTTGCGACGAAAAGAAGCTAAGATGCAATATCGTATTTGATAGCGAGTTAAGTGTCGCAAAGGCGCTTGATACGATCGGCTTACTTGGGCGCGCCAGCGTATTGCAAGCGGGTAGCAAATTTGACGTCATCATGGATAAAGCAGGCCTCATACCGGTGCAAAGCTTTCTTTTTGGTATGGGAAATATCTTAAAAGATAGCTTCAAACAGACTTTTTTACCGATCGTAAATAGAGCGAACTTTATTGAAGTAACATATTATGACAAAAACAAAGACTATGAGCCGACGATCGTATCCGTTACGAATACTACATACGATACGGCTACGGTCATTAATAAAACAGGTGTAACTCTCGTAGGCTGCACGGATGAGGAGCAGGCAAGGTCTTACGGACGTTTTCAAATAAACTGCAACCGCTATCTGACCGAAACGATCGAGTTTGAGGCGGATAAAGATAGTTTGGTTTGCAGATACGGCGACATCATCAAGGTTAGCCACGATACCCCGCAATACGGCTTTAGTGGCAGGCTTTTAAATGATAGTGAAAACGGGGTAATTGAACTTGATAGAGATATTGAGATGCAAAAGGATAAGACCTATGCCATACAAATAAAAAACGACAAGAACGAGGTAAAAGAATTTCAAATTTTAGCTCGGCTTGAACCTAATAAAATAAAAGTGGATATGGGAGCTGATACCTTTAAAAAGTATGATAATTACGCATTTGGAGAGATAAATAAGGTAAGTAAATTATATAGGATACTCAAAATCTCGACCGGCGGAGAATTTACTCGCCATATCACAGCGATAGAGTATAACGAAGACATATATAACGATAGCGCCCAAATCAGCTCCGAAAACAAATCCTCTTTGCAAATAAGAAATTTAAGAGCGAGCGATTATATAAAGCTTGATCTTGCAAAAAATATCCGAACCTTTGTTAGTATAGCTTGGAGCGGCAACGCACTTTCATACGATCTGATTTATAAGCAAAAAGAAGAAACCGCATATAAAAGCGTAAAGCTCTACGATTCGTTTTTTGAGTTTGAAGCTATCGATGGTAAAACGTATGAGATCAGCGTAAGCGATGCTCTTGGCTCAAGAGCCAGCATAGAATACACCGTGCAAGGCAAAATAGCAAAGCCGCCAAAAGCATCAAACATCCAAGCAAAAGAGACAAAAAACGAGTGGGTCATAGAGTGGCAATATAAAGATAGACCGATCGATTTTAAAGAGTTTGAAATTTATGAAAACAATGTCTTGGTGCAGACTACGACTCTAAACAGAGCAAAGCTAGCAAAAGATAAGCTAAAAAGCGTCATAACCATCGTTGCAGTAGATACAAGCAATGTTAAAAGCGACAGCATTAGTTTAAATTTAAACGTTTCGCAATTACCAAAGGTATCAAACTTCGAGATTTCTTATAAAAGCCATCAACAAAACGTGGCTACTTGGCAAAGTTTGGGCGATGAGCTTTCATACGAGATAAGACGGGGCGAAGAGTGGCAAAGCGCACAAAGAGTATATTTGGGCTCTCAAACTACGGCGAATTTAGAATTTAACGGAAGCTATCTTCTAAAGGCGTTTTATATCAATGAATACGGACTTAGAGTAGAAAGCGCACAGCCTTGTATTTTAGTAATAGATGAAAGCAAAGCGCAATCAAATGTTACCGAGGTCATAAAATTCCCAAAATGGAGTGGCAAATTTATTGATACGCAAATTTACAATGATGCCCTATGTTTAGCGGGCGATTATGAAAATCCTGACGTCTCAAAGCGCAAGCTAACGAGCATGGAGGGATTTTTAGAGTGCGAGAAAATAGTAGCTCTAAAATCGATAAAAACTTGCGAGATAAGCTCAAGCATAGCCGTAAGCGGACTGAAATTAAATATGAACTTTGACATGATAGAAAATGTTGATGCTATAAAAAATATTGATAATCTAGCGGGAGAAGTTGATAATTTCAGTGCGCAGGTGCAAATTTGCGTTAGCTTGGATGGCGAAAATTGGAGTCCGTATGAAGTCCTAAAAGACGGGCGATACGAGGCATTGGCTTTTAAATTTAGGCTGACGCTAGCATCAAACGACATTCATATAACGCCGTTTATAAGCGCATGCAATATCGTTGTGGATATGCCGGATGTCTTTGAGAGTGGCTCTGGCATTTCAGATAGCAAAGAGATAGAGATTTCATACGAAAAAGAATTCTCGATAGCTCCAAAGGTGCAGATTATAATCATAGACGCAAACGCGGGAGATGACGCCGTGCTGATGCAGCAAAGCGCAAAGGGCTTTAAGATAAAGATACTAAACAAAAACGGCAATGCGGTAAAACGCAAATTTAACTACATCGCAAAAGGATACTAAAATGGCGCAAACAGATGATTTTTTAATAGATGCGAATTTGAGCGGGACAGCTTTTAGAGAGCAGGCCTCAAGCAAGCTGACGGCTCTGGCTACATCCAATCTTGGCGAACTCTCTCCGCAAAACCCGTTACCGGGCATGATATGGTTTGATACGAGCGAAGATTCCACTCACTATTTAAAATTTAGAAATAGCGCAAATAGCCAGTGGTGTGTGCTTTGTTCCATCGTAGCGGCAACTAACATAATAAAAATAAATTTGTCCGAGGAGCAGCTGGATGAAGCGTTAAAAACAAATTTGACGCTGTCGCAAATCAAAAAAGATATAAATTTATCCCTATCCTCGATACAAGAAAACGTATCGGCTTTAAGCGCTCAAATCGGCACTTTGCCTAAAAAATTTTACGACAAAGATCAGTGCGATAAAACGTTTTTAAGGGTGGATGCCGCAGCAAAAGATAGTGAGAAGTTAGGCGGAACTCCAAGCGAGGGATACCATAAAAAAGATAGCGCCAACGGCTCGAAAATCACCGCTGAAACAAAAAACGAGATAGATCTATCGCTGTCGGATAATTTTAACATAACGCTTAGTGAGCAAGGTATTTTAACGCTTATAAACGCCAACATCGGGCAATCAGGCGTCATCACTATTCAAAACGCAGCAAACATAACCGGATACGGCGTAAATTTAAAATGGCGAGACGTGCCTAAAAATTTAAGCCAGACCGAGACATTTGCATATTTCGTAGTTTCCGATAAAGACATAAGAATGGGGAGGGTTTAAATGAACTATATGCTTTTAGTAAGCGGAGGCAACGCTATAAAAACGATATTTCAAACGTCAAACGGATATGAATACTATAACCATGACGCTCATCGTATGTCAATTCCCATGCCGATGCTAAGTAAGGATTTTAACGGCACTTTGACCTTATGGGGTAAAGCAATATATGAGACGGAAAGAGATAGGACGGAGTTTTGCGGCATAACCGCCGTGCATGGCAAACAAGAGGCGCAAATGGAAGTCTTTAGCACATATTTTAGACCGAACAATGCCACTGCGGTAGGTAGTGATAATCTCGCAAAAACATCTTTTAAGGTAGTATTAGTAGAGCCAGCTCAACAAGATAAGCCGCTTTATCTTCAGATATATTTTCCTGAAAGCACGTTTATATTTTTTCAGCAAGCAAAGATCGCAATAGGAGATATAGGAACGTTTCCGGGTGTTTTATTTGAAAGCAACAACGCCGCCACGGATTACTTTGGTATAGGCGGTTCTACGACAGTTATCGTTCCTTTATTCGATGTTCCGGAAAAATATAACGGAGTTTTAAAAATAACTTGTAGCTACGATAGGGGCAATGTCGAAAGTAGAGGCGCTTGCTTTTTGGAGACTACGATCAATCCTAGCTTAGATGAATTTGCTATTACTACGGCGCATTTTAAGACATATAAAAACGGCGAAGCGGAACAAGAAAAAGATTTGCCGGTTTGCATATTCGTAGGAAGAAATAAAAAGATTTTAGACGGCTCGGTAACGGTGGCTGCATTAGGTATTAGAAAAAACGGCGTCCCGTATGTGCCATTTGCGCTTATTGCATGGGATAAAGTAACCATACAAGCATTATAAGGAGCAAAAGTGAAACTATATAACGTAAAAACCAAACAAATCCAGAGCAAAGATATAATAGAAACCAGCAAGGGACTACTCTACGTAAGCTTTTTAAACGATGATGAACTGGTATTATACGGATATAAGCGAGTAATAGAGGATGCTTATCCTCTAGACATAGGCGAGATGAACGAAGCCGTAAGAATAATCAAGGAGACTGATAAGACATATCATATTGGCTATGAGGTGCATCGAAAGTCCTTAGAGGACTTAGAGACTGCGTTTAAAATTTTCGTTCAAGACATTCTTGATACAAAAGCAAAAGAGCATGGGTATGACAGCATAGTATCGGCTTGCTCTTATGCTGGATATGACAATGACTTTCGTGCAGAGGGAGAAAAGTTTGGAGTATGGAGAGCGCATATATGGCAGTGGGGATATGCCTTGCTAGCTGACATTAAGGCAGGTAGAAAGCAGATACCAACTAGTCTTGAGGAGGCATTAGAGGGAATGCCTAAATTTAATGATTGAAATTTATACATAAAATAATTTGTGTATCAAAAAATCTAAATTTTAATAGACAAAGGAATATGAAATGAAAATCAGGATAGGAACGGCTTTTTGCGAAGCCAAAAGGGGCTTTAGCGGGCCGTTGGCGGATGGGCTTTGCTCGGACGACAATATCGGCATAAAAATAAGACGACCTACACTAAAACCTTTTAGCAAGGATAAATTTGAGTTAGTTGAGCCTTATAAATATAAAGATATAAAAATTCCAGTAGGTTATAAAACAAATGGAGCAAATATCCCGCGTATCTTTTGGTTTATATTTCCACCAAATAGCCCTGAATATCTTAGCGCGATAGTAGTGCATGACTGGCTTTGCGAGCAGGCGGCAAAGCTAGGCGGTGCAGACGAACAGCCCGCACGAGTGTTTGCTGCGGGTCAGTTTGAAGCTTTTAAAAAAGCCGATGAAATTTTGCGTGAGATGATGACAGGTTTAGGCTGCTCGAAATTTAAAATTTATGCGTTTTATGTTTCGTGCAGGATCTATCATATATTAAAGTATGGAGCAAAGCGATGATCTTAAATATAAAATTTTGGCTATCGATCATGGCTATTTTAGTGCTTACGTTGCTTGTTAGCGGTATCGAAATTTGGCATCTAAAAGGTGACGTCTCAAAAGCGCAGGCAGATCTGAAAGCTGCACGAACACAAATAGCTTTTAAAGATGCTAGCCTAGCGGTCAAAGAGGCCGACCTACAAGTGGCAAACTCCAAAATCGACCTACAAAATATAGCGATCAAACAACTTGAAGTTTCAAAGCCGGATATTCAAAAAATCAAAAAAGAGATTGAAACTAAATTTGAGCGGATAAAGCCACCGCAAAAAGCAAAAACCAAAGAGACAAAATGCGAAGCAGAGCTAGTATATTATCAGGATCTATTCAGGGAGCTAGGCGATGACTAAGACTATAAGAAAATTAGATATTCATGACTTTATGCAAAGAAACCTTAGAAAGATAGTTTTTATCATATTGCTTAGCTTTGCTGTGATAATGGCTGGCTGTGCTAACAAACCAGAAATCATCACAAGAACCCTGTATCAAGACGTGTATATCCCCATGAAATGTGACGTAAAGTTACCCGAAAAGCCAGAATATGACAAGAACGATCCAGATAGTGCAAAGAAACTGGCGATCTACTATAAACAAGTAGAAAAGCTCCTTAAAGGCTGTATAAGATGAACGATACGAGCTGGCTGCATAATCTTTTAAATAATATTTCTAACTATGCTTTAGCTTTGCTCGTTGGGTTTCTTGGCGGGATGCTGGGTATTGGTAGCGGAAACGTCAGACTCAAAGGGCACGGTATAACAAGAGGTATTTCTTGGCTCGTAGCAGTTGGCTCATCCATGCTCTTTTGCGTAGCTACATATGCCTTGATAGTTCATAAATTTGCCAATGCCGAGCTTGGTATAGCGCTTGGCGGAGCGGTAGCATGGCTAGGAGCCGATTGGGTAAAGAAAAAGATAGATAAATTTATAGATACTCTCATATCCATGGTAGCTAAAAAGAGTGTGGATGGTGTATCAAACAACGAAAGATACGATAATGAGGATTTAGAGGATATACCAAGACCGCCAAAGGAATACTGATTAAAGAAAGGAAAAGTAAAAAATGGCTGATTTTAATAAAGCTTATGAGAGGATGTTAAAGCTTGAGTTTAGCTCTGCTTCGGATGCATTACATAAAAATAAAAATGAGAAAGGGCTTACTTTTATGGGCATCTATGAGGGGGCTCATCCAAGCTGGCGTAGCTGGAAAACTATCAAAGATATACTTAGGGCGTGCAAAGATATGAAAGAGGCATCTAGGCTTTTATATAATGATCTAGCTACAAAGGCGGACGTGAAGGAGTTTTATCTAAAAGAATTTTGGCAACGTATGAGGCTAGATGAGATCATCGGCCAAAAGATAGCTGAGGAGATATTTGTATTTGGCGTCAATGCAAATCATAAACCTGCGGTAAAACTGGCTCAAAGGATAGTGGGTGTTAAAGATGATGGCATCATGGGCGAGCAAACTATAAGAGCGTTAAATTTATATAATGAAGTAAAATTTGACAAAGAATACGATGAAGCAGAAAAGGCTTTTTATGACAAGATCATTAAACTGCATCCTGAACTTGATGTCAATCAAAGAGGCTGGTATAGACGGGCGGAAGCAGTATAA